AACATTGTGGCTTGGGAAGCACAAATAAAGAATCTAAAAGACAATATTGAAGAAGCTAAGAAAAGCATAATGATGTCTATGAAAGAAGCCAAAGAAGGCTATTCTGAAAGCCACAAGGTCGTTTGGCAGACTGTTAATTACAAAGCACAACCTGAGAAGGTAGTACCAGCAAAAGAAGCCTATACTTCAAGAAGATTTAGTATCAAAGAATTACCAAAAAAAGATTAGATAATTGTTTACAATAGTTGTAAAAATCATTAATATAATAGTTGTAATTATCAATAAAGGAGAAAATTATGACTAAATTTAAATATAGAGAAGAAGGTTGGGAACAAAGAAAATTTGCAAATCACAGACCTAAATACTTAATAAGCACAGGTCGGAAAAGAAGAATGTACACATTATGGTCTACAACTGTTTTCAAAGATTGTTTCTTAACAAATCTATCTACTAATCCTCAAGAAGCAGTACAAAAAGCAAAAGATTTTATTTCTAAAGAACGTGAAGATTGGTGTGCTGAAAAAATTGCAGAAGAATTGGATGCTAGTATGACAGAATATACTCTTGACGAAATAATTTATAGAAATCAAGAGCAAATAATTGCTGATGCTGAAGCTAAAAAACAAGCCAACATTGACAAATGGATTCAGCGTTCTCTGGTAATGCTTGAAGAAGGTATTTATAATCCATTTGGAAAATACACTGATAAGTTTGGCATTCCTCAATACTACGAATTAAAAGATTTAAAACAAAAAGACATTAATTATTGGTGCAACCTGCAAGAGTTTAAAAGTCCTGTTCACGAAGCTATGTCAGAATACTGCAAAAAGTTAGGCTTTGTAGAGATAATTAAGAACGCTAACAAGCATTTTGGTAATGTAGGTGATAAAAAGGTAAGAGTTAGAGTACAATTTGTTTCAATGAGTTCATCAATGTCTCCTTTTGGTTATAAAGTCATGCAAGATAAATTTAAGTTTCATACTGAAGATGGTGCAAGAATTTATTGGTCTACTACAAGCTGGACAGCAGCTTCAAATGTGCTTTGCGTTTATGACAAAAATAATCAGTATGTAAGAGACCTAGTAGAAGGAGAATGGATTACAATAGAAGGTACTGTCAAAAAACACATAAATTTTCAACCAACTGAATATCTTGATTTAGATAATGGTAAAACTATAGAGAAAAAATCAGAAAAGATTTACAAAAGCACAGTTATGATACGAGTCAAAAAAGTATCAGACTAATCCTAATTCTCCCCTATAACGAGTCGATAATTTCTATCGGCTCGTTTTTTTACTTGTACCGCATAAGTAGAATCCAATAGTTCTTCACCTGCTAGTTCAAAATCTCTTTCTTCCATAGCTTCAAGCATCTTGGTAAATCTACACAATCTTTTGATCCCAAGATTGAAACACATATCTGCTAAAACCAATCTTATGTTGTAAGGCATGGATTGCCAAAAAGGTATGTTCCTATCAAGATCATTGAAGACACCATCCATG